GGTTAATTCCACGCGGACAGCGGGTCACCATATATTTATATATTAACTTAATGCCGCTCCCCACAATGGACTCACCCTTGGACAATCGTGTCCAAAAGCGTATTGCTTGCAAAGCCTCAGCGTTCAATGGTGACCTTCGTCCTACGATAGTAAATGGATAACCGTTTTTAATACAGATATTTTCTAATTGACCTAACATGTATCCATTCCGAGCTAGTAAGTACCAGGAATCTTTAGATAAATCTACATCTTCAGGGTCCATATAATATCTTACTTCTCCTTTTTCTTCTCTAGGTTTAAATTCTTTAGGTATTCTTGACTTAATTCTAACACTTAATTTAGTTGCTAATTCCCATATCGAAGTTGGAACTCTATATGATTTATTTAAAACAGTACTAATTCCTTCTAACCCTATAAATTGATCAACATCAGCGCCTGCCCATCGGTATATAGCTTGATCATCATCCCCAGCTACATATATTACTTCAGTATCTTTTCCAATTTCATTTATTATATCCCACTGTATTTTTGATAAGTCTTGTGCTTCATCCACAAATAAGATTCTTAATTTAGGAAATGATTTAATATTCAGACATTTAACAAGCATATCTGTATAATCAATTATCTTTCTTTTTTCTTTATATTTAACTAGTGCTCTTTGTAATCTTTCTAATTCAAACCACTGAACGTCATCATCATTATATTTATTATAAGCCATCTGCAAAGAAATTTGTTTAACTCTAGATAGATTTTCTAAGAAGAATAACTTATCTCCTGTCTTCATACCAAAGATCTGACCTTCACCCATATCAGTTCCGCCATCAACTTCTAACCCCAACATTTCTCCAAGCTCTTGATAATGTGTCTTGGTCATTACATCACTTCGTTTTAAATTAAGTTGTCTGAAACAAAGACTATGAATGGTTCTAAAATAAGGAAGATCATCCTTAGTATAATCAAATTTTATGAAAGCTCTTTCTGCAGCTTCATCAGCAGCTTTTTTAGTAAATGCTAAATACCCTATATGTTCTGGGCGTATCCCCTCAGAAAGATGACGCTCAACAAGGCTTAAAAGTTTTGTTGTCTTTCCTGTGCCGGGTGGTCCTAGTATAATATTTAAGTTTTGGTGTTGCATTTACATTCTTTTTTCTGGCTCTCTGTTAATTCAGTTTGTAATTTTCCATTTAATTTTCGATGAAATTTATTTAAGTCTTTTTGATCTTCAACCTGTAAAGCTAATCTTTTGTTATCATTTTTTACTTCTTCTAATTCTTTTTTAGTATCTCTCATTTCAGGGGAGTTATGAACAGTTGTAGCTTTAACAATAGATAGTTCTCCCTCAGCTTCTTGTCTTTTCTTTTTTTCCTCTCTCCACATTTTTAAAAGTTCTTCGTAATTATTACTCATAATATATACCATAAATGTGTTACAAAACAGCAAGCCCAAATTATAACGCAAGTCCAACCCCAATGTTTTTTAATTGTTTTCATATTTTAGCATCTCTTTTCATTTGAGCAGTTATTCTTTGAGGTTTTAATTTTTCTACTTGCCCACCTTTCTCTTTAAATTTTTTCATTAATAATTCTCTTTCTTTTTCTTTTCTTAATTTTTCTAATTGTTCATCAAATTTCTCTGCCTCCTTATTTGTTACGGTCATTGAATTGTCACCAACATATATAAGGATAATATTATAATAGAGCTAAGTGTTAAAAATATAATTATAAAAATTTTATCTCTATTCATTTCTTTACCTTAATTTCTTTTATTAAACTATTTGGAATCACTGTAACATTTCCGACTGTATCTATATTTCCTTCCTTATCACTAGACCAATCACCAAAAATATAAGTACAACTATCTTTTCTAGTGTATAATCTTCCAGTTGTTTTGCATGTTGCAGGTTTCATTTTTAAAAATTCTTTAATCTCTAACCACGATGAATCAGACATAGGATCAATCCAAGTTACTTCAACTTGGGCGTAAGTATCTGCCTCAGCCATATCACCTTTTCTTTTAAAACGGTACTTCTTCCTTGTCATCTTCTACATCCTTAGGTACATCATGGCCGTTCTCTTGTTTAGCAAAAGCAGGTAATGACCATAAATTAACTCCTTTTCCTTTTATGTTCCAAAAATGATGTTCAGCTTTTCGTTGCTTTAAGTACGATGTAACTTGATGTACTTTAAATTCCCTAAAATGCTGACGATCAAAATACGCCATCAAATCTGAAATTCTGAAATAGTGCTTGTTATCCTCGGTCCACGGTTTCCCAAGTAATATTTCGTCCTTACTTAATGCTTGTGCTCTACTAGTACAAAATCTTTCTATAAGTTCAAATAATTGACCAACAGAACTAGCATCTATAGGAGCTTCTATCACATTTAGATTCTCAAATAAATGGTTAATGAGCTGATTCCATGAATTATCATTCATTTTTGCCGGCATCATATTTAATTTTTCCATGCACCTTTTCTGAAATCTCCTCTGGTTCTGTAAATCATCCGTATCTAAATCTATTCTCCCACTTCCCTCTATATCTAGAAACCAGATAGGAGGATTAGAATTATATTTAGTTAAAGAATGTATAGCCGGCATACGTCCATCATTTCCGATCCCATGCTTTCGGAGTTTACAAACGGATGAATTGCAATGCGGCGCAATAGGAGCCCGGCTACACGTGTACTGATAAGTTTTTTTGCTTGCAGATTTTATAACCTCTAAAACCTCAGTACTTTTTAAGGGAGGGTCCATGTACTTAATATTGAACTCTTCAATCTTAGCTTGCCATGTATCAGGATATGCTTTCCTAGTATAGACAGCTAAATTAAATAAGCCATTATTTCTGGTCCCTTCAGGAAAACCTTGTTGTGTTAAGACTTGCAAACAAGGAGGTCCTTCCTTTAACTCAGAGTTAACAGGAATCTTTAATTTTTCTACCTCCTCTTGTGTTAGTAGTTTTGATTCAGCTAACTCTAAGAACTGTTCAAGTGAAAGATTATTTCCATTATGTATTGCAAATCTATCTGTATTTTTGCAATTAAAATATGGCATATTAATCCAACCACCTACATCTCCTCTTTCAGCTAATATTTGAATTTGTTTTGGAAAGACTTCACATCCTCCAAAGCCTAGAGTAGATGATAATTCTTCTAATTTATGTTTCATTATAGAAGCAGGAATCCAATCTTTACAAAATAAATATAAATGAACTCCTCCTGATTTTGATCTACAGGGAATGAATGGTAATTTTAAAGTAAATATTTTCTTAGATAATTCTTTTAGATTAAGACCTTTATAATCATCAACATCAATGGCACCAAATTTTACTTTGGATTCATCATTAATAGGAATGATTCCTAGACCTTTGACCCCGTCTAAGTGGTCTTTCCATTTTTGTATAGTAACGTTTTCTCTTACCGTTATAGCCTTGCCCGTCAGTTTACCATCGGCACGGGAATCTTTTATTTCGTATGTACCGTGGGCGCGTTCAAGGCCGGAAAAGAGAGAACTAAATTTATTCTCCATAACCGGCCTCCAACGTTAAAAGTCACGTTTTGGTGATTGATTTCCGTCTTGCTTTGGAGGTGCAACTTTAACTTCGTTACTCTTAACTCCTCCTGCAAAAGTTTTTGCCATTTGATATCGGTTTGTATCTTTAACTGGACCAACAATTTGTATGTCCCAGCCATACCAAGAACCTTTATCATTCTTTTCCTGTACACTAGTTATCTTATAACTATGACTAAAAGAAGCAGGCGTAACCATCGTACCATTTGGATGAGGAACTTTAAGTCCCATCATCATACTATTCCATCTTCGAGCTTTTTTAAGTTGAGTAGAACTCATACTAATTACAGCAGTCTCTGCATTTGTACCATCTAATAATAGTATAAATTGATATGCTGTTTCAACTAGGATGTTTCCATTCTCAAGCTGTATTTCTCCTCGATCATTACGTGGTCTAGATGTTAGCTCACTGTCAGGTGCATGTTCACCGACATAGCCCCCACCTTTTTCACGCGGCTTCCACTCTACAAAAGACCTTTTGTACCCACAAGGGAGTACACTAATTTCTTTATAAAGCTTGTTAGTCACACTATTAAAGATCATACCAGGTTTAGCACCGTCGATTTCTTCAATTTGAGGACTAGTTTTTTGGATCAAAGAGATAAATGGAATAGCTAAATCCGCAGCTGTCATTTTTTCCAGACCTACGTTTGCATCTGCTGCATAGTCAATTACTTGAAGTGCACCAGAATTTTTCTTTGTTACTTGATTCATGCTATTCTCCTCTCTTTATTTTAGCAATTTGCCCTATATGAACACCCAACAGATCATGAGGTAGGGCTTTCCCCTTCTCTGTTTGTTCTCTGATAAACGCTGATAGAGATTGCGGGTGAACACTCTCCTTATCAGTGAAACTTATTCCTGATTTATTTAGGAACTCTTTTATATTAATGGCTAAAGCATCCTCACCTTTACCAAATACAGATTTAACTTCATTCTTAATTAAGTCTGCGTGATTATTTTCTCTTAACCATTTATAAGCTGCAGCTTGTTTTTCTTTACTAATATGTCCTCTATAAAATGGCTTAATAGTAACTTTATCTCCATTCTTAGTTTCAACACTAGTTAATCCTATTTCAGCTAGCTTATTAGGAAGATCTTCTTCAGTTAATTTTCTTAAAAAATCTTTTGTTGTTTTGACTGCTTCTTCTTTCAACTCTAAAGATTTCTGAGTTTCTTCTATAGTACCAATAAGATTGGATACGTGAGTTAATTCAGAATCTGTTATAGTTTTATTTTCTGTTTCTAATATTACTTTATTTTTCTTTGGTTTTAGTTTCATGCTGCCCTTCCATATATGTTACATTTAACAGGATAATAAACTCGTTCTTGTCTATCCCATTTCAGGAAATTAACTTTCCCATTATTAATATCACTTGCTATGGCTCCAGCTAATGCTATTGCAATTGGATCGCCCATAGTAAGAATATAATCTCCATCTTTGAAGTCCTTTAATTTCTTTTTTAAACGACTTACAGTAGGTGCTGCAGATAATACAACATCACCCGGAGGTAACATTAAAATAAGCTCACCAAATTTCTGTGCAGGAAGCACATTACGATTAGGAACTTCTTGTACTACATATACTGCCATTCTACTCTCTCATTCATATATCCTCTGAACAATCTCTTTCCAATTCCATGGCATTCCCCATATCCATGCATTTGATAGTTCGTTGATATTAATAGACACTCTATCACCTTTAATACTTTTGTAAACAGAATTGATAATAACTTCACTGTTAATAAGATAGAGTAAATCATTTTTTCGCATAAGAACTTTACAAGTTGAACCGTGTTTTTTAGCTTCAGCAAAAAATGCGATTTGTGAATTTTGAAATTGTACATTATTTCCTTTTCCAATCTTTAATTCTAACCACATCTGTTTTCCCTTGTGTGTTAGATGACAATCTGGAATTCCCGCGCCAATTAAATTCTCTATCCTTAAGAGATGTCCTGGGACGTTTCTTCTTATCAGTTGCCAAAGTTCCTTTTCGCTCATCTAACCATCCAAATATAATTGACCATAAAATATTGGCCATTCTATTAAGTGTTGAATCTGTAATTGAATTTTTAAAATTAGTATAAGTAATATCATTAGTGGAATAGTATAATAAATCACTTACTTCATCCCTATGTGCGTTAACTCTGTATTGGTAATCTCGTTTTGGACTATATGTAATTCTACTGCTATCAAATAATACCTCTAAATGCTCTCTTTTCCTAGCTCTAACTAACAAATTCGTTTCACTAGACTTATCCTTAACTATACTATAAAATCCATGATTAGTAAATATCCACATTATTTTGCTTCTCCCCAGGACTTACCTTTTTCAACAGATACTTTTAAAGGTACTTCTAATTTAACACAATTTTCCATTATGTCTGTTACCCACTTAATTGCGGGATTATCTATATGAGATATATCTAGTTCATCATGTACTTGTAAATGAGGAACAATTTTAAGCTCATTATATAAATCTAACATTGCTTTTTTAGTTAAATCTGCAGATGCTCCTTGAATTAAAGCATTTAAAGCTTTATGCGTATATGCTCTTTTTAATGGTCTACCTTTCCATATCTCTTCTGCATCTTCTTTTCTTAATGGCATTTCTTTGTTTGGCCATTTTAATCTAGAATCAGAAGGTTCCCAAAAATTAAAATGTCTTTTTCTCCCTAGTAATGTCTTAATTTCGCCACGATATGTTACTGCTTTTGAAGCCTCATGCATTAATCCTTTAACAAATGGGACTTTTTCATGGTATTTTTCAAGCAGAATTGTGGCATCATTATAATTTAAGCCTAACATTTGTCCTAGTTTAAATGTACCCATCCCGTACATAATTCCTAAATTAATTGTTTTAGCTATTTTTCTTTTAATACCTGCCATTTCAGCAACCATAGTGTGAAAGTCTGCATCTTTTTCATGATATGCTTCACATGCTTCTTTAGAACCTTTAATTGCTCTTAATCGAGCATAGTGGACTAACATTCTAGGTTCTTGTTGATTATAATCTAGTCTAAACCATGTATTATCTTTTTCAGGTAAAAATAAAGACCTTATTAATGGTCCCCAGTATTCATCTCTAGCTGGTATCTGTTGTAAGTTAGGATTACTTGAACTAAATCTCCCGGTCCTCGTTCCATCAGAATCTTTTCTTAATTGATGAAATTGAGCATGTATTCTACCATTAACATTCATCTTTAAACATACTTTATCTATAAAATCTCTCCTCATTTTATTAACTTTTCTATATTCAGAAACAGAAGTTAAAAACATTTCTTTGCTAGTACTTAAAAAATCTCCAGTAAAAGAAGGATTTCCAGCCTGAGTTTGAGGAAACCAAATCTTATTACGTTCACAAACAACTCCTAATTGTTGATTACTCCAAGGTTCAACAGCAAATCCAGCAAATTCTCTTAAATATTTTAAAAGTCTAGATTCTTCTTTTTTATATCTCTTATTTAGTTTTTCAGCTTTATTAATATCTATTCTTACACCTTTAAATCTCATATCTAAAATTAAAGGAATTAAATCAGTCTCTAACTTAAAAATACCCATTAAGTCTTGCTCTTCAAGAAGAGGTAATTGTTTTTTAAATATTTCTAAAGTATTAACTGCGTCTATCTCTGCATATTCTCCTACATAATGAGCAGGAAGTTTATACATTTCTTTTTTAGGATTAATATTATAAGCTTGTGCTGCAGCGTTTAGTAAGGATTCATCTTTACCTCTTCCTAAATATCTTTTTGAAAGAATATCTAAACTATATCCTTCTTTTCTTTCTTCATCAAGGAGTGGTTCTGCAACTTGTATGTCGTATTTATTGCCTTTGACTTCAATCCCAACGGTCCTAAGCCATTCAAGGTCGTAGAGGATATTTGCTCCAACTTTGTCAATGCCTGTTTCGAAAGTGGCTTTTGCCCATTGTAAGACACGGTTGCGGTTAAGGTTACCTTCACCTGCATGTCCAATTGGGAAGTATCCTCTAAATCCTGTATTCGCTGCCACTGAAATTCCAATAAGTCTTCCATCTTTTCTAACTCCTCCTGGTCCGTTAGTTAATAAGTTTGGGTCATAAGTCTCGCAATCAATTGCGATTAGTTTTGCTCCAGACAAGTCTGGGAAATCCTGTGGTGCTGTCCACCTCGACTCGGGTTTCCAAAGCGGTAGTTGCTGGGGTCCATAATCTATTGGCATTCTTCCATATCCTCTCTGCGTCTATATTTACGTATTCCTCCAAGTAGACGATTTCCTTGCAGGAAGTATTTAATAATAACTTAACACACGTTACACACGGACTTACGGTGATATAAGCTTTCTCAATATGTTCAGTATTCTTACATTGGAGAATAGCGTTTTGTTCCGCGTGTATTGCTTCGCATTTTTCAAGTCCTTCTCCGCTTTTGTATTTTGCTCCAGAGCAGGGGGTTTCGATACAATGTCTTTGGCCCCTACCGTTACCGTTGTATCCAGTAGCAAGAACAAAACCATGCTTATCAGATAGCACACAACCAACGCGACGACGAGCACACGTGCCACGAGTCGATACGAGTTTCGCCATAGCGAGAAAATATGTTGTTTTACTTGGTCTATCATTAATTACCGGGTAATGGTTCGTATTCAAAATGTTCCTCTTGTTTCTGAGGATATTCTATTAAATCCCCTTTATTAGCTCTATTAATAAGCCATTGTGTTAATTCTTTTGGATCGTTAAACTGACTTATATCAAATGAAGGATATGGTAATGTTTTAGGATTTTGTAATACTTCAATTGCTTTATCATAATTATAATCATATAAGTGTTGACTTGATGCTGTTAAATATATATTACCTAGTGGTAATGCATGTCCAGTTCTTAATTTATATAATAAAGAAATAAAAGCTGAACACATACTAAAATTAAATATGTCGTAAGGCCAACCTAACCAAACATCACTAGACCTCATATTATCAAAGCAATGAAGCTTATTATCTCTTACCATAAATTGAACAGAGATAGTACAAGGAATATCTTTGCTTGGTCTTGGATTTCTTCTCCATATTGTAGCAACAGCTTGTCTTGTATTATGGTCATTAATAAGTTCATCAACAATATATGTAAATTGGTCTATTAACATCGGACCGTAAGCCCCATTAAAGAAATAACCGTCATCTGAAAATTGGGAAATTATATCAGAGTATTTAGAAATCATTCCAACAGTATTTCTTCCTGTTAATATAAATGCAGCTTCCGCAGCCATAAACTTATATCCTATATCTCTTACAATATAAGTCACAATAGGATTAGTCATATCAACGCAGACTCTATGATTTAATATTTCCATAGTAGATTTATCTCTAGGTGATACTATCTTTTTATTCTTAAGTATTAACCCTAAAGTTCTAAACCATTCATCATTTGCCGAATAACCTGCTATCATATAAAATCCTTTAAATCTCTTACCATCTCATCACTGGCTTTTCCATTAAATCTTCTGTAATATGACGGATGCTTTATGACATGATGTGGACATATTTTTGCCTCATTTAAGGCTTTTTCAGCCGTTTTACCTAAAGCAATAATATCCATGCCAGCTTCATCTGCCGCACGCGCATATTTCAAATCTAATTTTCCATCCTTATCCTTAACATTAGTAAAGCAACACTCGCTTTCTTTCAACCATAGGTTGTGTAAAACTTCTGTTAAATATAAACTACTATTACCATACTCAAAAAACGGCCAAAATACACTATTATATTTCGGATTAACTTGATCTCCTACAAACATGTATTTTCCATACTTTTTATGACCTAATATATTGTGTTCACTAGGAGCAAGAGCATCAATCCATTGTTCACTTCTCATCATTTTACCAACTTCCATTATCATGTCAATAAAATAATCCATATTACCTGCATAAGCAGAAATAGTATATGGAATGTACCAGTTATAAGGTTTTAATCCACCTGATAATATAACTTGATCTATATAATTTCCTTTGTCTTTATGGTTTAAATCTCCTGAATAAAATTTTAAATATAAATGACATAAATCAGCAATATCATCATACATTTCAGATCTTTCAACTTTTAATCGCTTATGTCTAGCAATCGTATTATCATCAGGTAAAGCCATAACATAAATTGCTCCATATTTTAAAGCAACGCGTTCATGAAATCTTCCTTGTAAAGGCCATGAACTAGTATTTCTATATACACTAGCATAACAAGCTTCAGTCGGCCACCATCTATCAATAATGACATTATGTTTCATTGACCATTTACTTGCTAAATGAATTGCGGCAGTATGATAATCAAATATCTTATCTTTAAATCTATAAGTTAAATGAAGGTACTTTGTGTTAGGAACCCTTTTCATAATTGAATTTGCTAATGTAGTTTTACCTACAGCATCTGGTCCGTCAATAATAATTATTTGTCCTGGCATAAATCCTTTAAATTTGGTGGTTTCCATCCTACAGGTTTAACTATATCAATAGGTGATCTTTTTGTTGCACATCTCACTTTCTTCATATTCGCTCTATGAACCCTTGACCACGCTTCATCAAAATTAAATCCACTTAAATAAGCAGTTCCTAATGCGATATATACAATATCCACTAGGGCATCTAAGGTTCCCTCTAAATTTCCTGTATGAATTGATTTAGAAAGTTCTTGTATTTCTTCAAACTGATGTCTATAACGAGCAGCAGCAACAGGATAATCTAATTTTCTAGGTGGTCCTTTATAACCAAGTTTAAATTTCTTATGAAAAGCTTCTATGTCTTTACATAATCTCGAGCGCAATCTAGGCATTTTACTAAGTCCCTCCAATGTACTGATGAACCTAATTTATTTTCTATCTTATCTATTCTTGGAAATTGACGTTCATCTAATTTCAATTGTCCTACATATTGAGTTTCCCATAAACAATTTCTTGAATGCTCAGGAAACATTGGAGCAAATACGGTTGATAAATAATTTGTATCATAGTATCCACTTAATTTTGTAAACATAATATTCCAATCTAAATTATGTAATAGTTTATGTTTATAATCTTTTAAAGAAGCAAACGTTCCCCAATGGTTTAGTATCTTATAACCCATTTCCTCTAGTAAAGAGCCAAATGCTTGATACGTCATTTCATTAACATGATTATCAGCTGCGCCAACTTTCTCATCCCAGCATGGAGTTGAGAACCATGAAACAGCATCTCGTTTAAGAAATTTAGGTAAATGTTGTAATATCTCTATTGCTTTAATAGGTTCAACATGTTCTAAAACTTCAAAACATACACTATAATTAAAGCTATTAGGAAGTTCTTTTAGTTTAGTAAAATCTAATCCTGAAAGTAAATTAGGTTTAAACCTAGTCTTATCAAACATACTTGGAATTTCCATCTTATTATATTCAACTCCTAAATAATATTCAGGTGCTATTCTGCTTGTCATAAGCATTTTAGCTAGTGGCATATCTTTACCACAACCAATATCTAAGATACTTGCTGTTTTATAGCGTGATTTTAAATGAAGGTACTTTGCGACATGTGTCCATCTTAAACAATGTGCAATATAATCCCTGTGTATAAAACCTCGCTCCTCGGCTTGGTCTATACTTAAATGAGTATTATCAATCTCTTTTCCTCTTGCGTTAGCCATACGGCTCTCCTCTCTGTTAGTCGGGTTTCTTTTTAAGTTCTATAACTCCTCTTTTAATCAAAATACCTTGGTAATAAGCAAGGATTCTATTAGCTCCGCCTTTTTGCTTTGTCTTAACAGAATTTTGCATTTCACCGAGTAATTCATTTCTTTTAATTGCGCCTTTATCTTTTAATATCTTTGCTATTCCTAAAGCTTGTTTAGGTAATGGCGGTTGGACTGCATTAAGGTCTATATTTGCGTCCTTGTAGATATATAACCATTTTTCTTTTGTGCTCATTATCTCTCCACATTATTATTAGGCACGGAGCCACTATCTCACCGCTAGGTTGCTTAGTAGCTCCGCCCACGAAAGAAGCTAAAATGAATAAACAAATTAGTTTCAGAGGACCTACAGATATGACTACCATGCCTCTTGGTTTTAATAATATATCAATTAATTTACATTGTAAACGGAAAATATGATTTTTCCGCACAATAATGGCCGACAATCTGATATTCAGTTCCATCTTGTCCTTTCACTAGTAGTTTATGTTTATTAATGTCTTCGTAATATATTGAAATATTTGAATCTTCATGCCATTCGTATTCACAACTAGGCACATCATATTGATAATAAGATAAAGGAGACTTAACACTAAATTCCGTATTAAACGGAATCAGCATTAAAGTCATTATAAATTTAGTTTTTAGAACCATAATGGATTTTCCATAATTGATTTGCCGCACCTTCTATATTTTTCCAATCAGGTTTATTATTATAAGTGCGATAATAAGGTCTAAGTTTACGTTTCCAGATCTCTATAATCCATTCTTTAGTGACCTTACGAGTCATTAAATTATTAATAGTCCTCTGCCAGTATTTTAATGTTTTTTCTCTAGGAAATAATCTAACATAGAAGTATCCTGTAAATGGATCAATTAATGGAACTTTCTTATAACCAGTGGGAATTAATAAAAGCTCCACAACTGATTGAATTTTGCCTTGTCGTTCAATTCTATAACCGGAACCTCTAAGCATTTTATTTAACTGCCAAATACATAAACCATGACAAGTTACTCTACGCTCATGGAACCTCGGTTTCGTCTTATATGGCTTCCAATCTTTATTTATTAAGTTTACCATATCGCTCCTCTCTTAATCTCTTAAGCGGTGGAACAGGGATTGCAGGGAACAGAACTTGCTGGCCATTACTCCGGAGCCCGGTATCTGTTTGAAACCCCAATCGCGGTCCCACCATTGTTTAAACAGTAGATAAACTGAATGTTATTTCAACTCTCATGCCATAAATGGAATGCGTTTTACCCACTTTATTATACTAATATATATTGAGTAAATTGTAAACGGATTAATTTTATTTTAAAAAATATTCCGCGCCATCAGTATAAGTAAATGGCTGGTTTGTTTCGTCAGTTGAAGAAAACTTTGGATTAAAATCAAAGTCTTTTTTTGCCTTGTTTAAATATGACAAAGTGACGATTTGGAATTTTTTTAAGTAAGTTAATCCCGGATGAATAATTAAAAACATGGGTTCCATAATCTCTCTCCTTTCTAGGAATTATAATATCACGTTTAAATACTTTGTAAACGGATTAATTTGGTCCATAGTCTCTATCATAAAAGGTTTAAATCGTTAATCTCTGAGCTCCTATGGAGCGGGAATATATGCGAATCGGGGCCTTTTGAGCCCCGACCCACGGATTGTTATTGAGTTGCAAATTTAACTGCAGACTCTAGCGCGCGTCTTTTTAACGCGGCTTTTTGACCTAGCCAAACTGATGTCATGGTTGCGTCCCTATTTCTTCCTGATTGATGGTCCATATAATACGTGACAGCATTTAAAGCTTGCCACCATGTATTTCTTGCGACCGTCGAACCGGGTTGAGTATGAATAACTTGATTAAGATATTCAAGAGTCCTGCTAAACATTTCGGGCGTTGGATTTGGTTCATTTTTAAGAGAAGGTTGAAATAAAAGAATCCAATATTTCCACAGGTCTTTGTCTGTGAATTCTTTGGACGCTAATAAATTAGCCTGTTCTTTAAATGTCTCCATTTTATCGTGAGCTAAACCTAAAGCTTGTTCAGCTTTAAATTGAACGTCTCCATCAAATTCTCTGATGTGAGGCATACGGAACTCGGAACTCTTTCCGTCTAACGCCATCATAAGAGTATTTTGACAGACCACACGAATAGGAGTCCACATAATCTTTAACGATTGACCCCAAATATGCGGGTGATAACAAAGTAGATATGAGTCTATTTTGTCTTTGCCTTTAACCGAAAAACTTTCAGATGTTTTTGCTAATACAAAAACTCTTCTGCCTCCGTCTAAAGAACCCGCAGTCTCAAGAGTCATTTGTCCTGATTCTGTGAACTTCTTGAAGAATCCAAGCGCTTGTCTATTTTGCACAGGAATATAGGAATGACCACAAGGCGATAATTCCTTACCGTCTTTGTCACGAACTAGCACGAAAAAATCTTCCGAATCGGATTTAGTCTTCGGGTTATGAAACGGAACTTTATCAACATTCCAATCTAAACCCGCAGTTATTTCCATTTGTTCGGGAGTTGAATCATTGCCAACTTTGTGACCAAGACCATGCCAAGGAACTTGTCCTGCATAAGCCATCGATTCTATATTTGCCGACATACGCTTTTCTCCTCTCTGTTAACCATAAATTATCCGACCGAGCCAGATTAACAGGGTCGTTAAACCCAGAAACCCGATCGGAATACCAATAATTGCTAGGTAGAACATGTATTTTTTCATAAATATTCTCCTGAATTGATATTGTTTAAATAGTACATTATTTATAACTGATTGTAAACGGAATAATTATTGGGGCTTATTGACTTCGAACTGAGGCCAATATATAAGACCAATAATCATATTATTTAAGAATACCAATGGTTTTTTGGCATCTGCTTAGTAAGTTATTGGTTATATTGACCTCTACAAATAAAATTTATTTTTTTTTCTTCATAATTGTCTATATATTAGCTAAACCAATAAATAATAACTAGTCCAACTAGTCCCATTATTGGATAAAACCATAAGCTGTCGACTATCATATTTGCCTACTAACATTTGGCATCATTATCATAAATTTAATAATAAAAAATGCAAACATTGATATTCCTAGCCAAAAACTTAAATGAACTGCAATAATTAAGCCTAAAAATGCACCTGCAAAATGTAGCGCAAAATATATCGCATAAATTAACTCTTTCATAATTTCCTCCGTTTTTGTTTATTCTCTTTTATATTTTAAAATTAAATTATTGTAAACGGACAAATAAAAAAGGGCAATCTAGAATGATTCTAAACTGCCCTTTGTTTATTCTTATATTACTCGTTATTTATGAACGCGAATATCAAGAAATCCTGCACCATTTCCTTCTGCATCTTGTAATGAAAAACAAGAAAAAGTTTTTCCGTTAATTTCTACTTCAAAACCTTCTACTTCTTCATCTTCATCGCCACCATATTCTTCCATTGTTGAAGAAATTATTTTTGTAATTTTTCCACCAACAATAGATTTTAACGAATAATACGTAAAAGTTTTTTCACTCATACGTAGTCCTTTCGTTACTTCTTATATATACTAATTTATCCGATATGTAAACGAATAAATTTATTTTACCAACACATGTAGTCAGAACGAATTCCAACTTTATCTTTTAAGTCTTTAACCTTCTGAATAGAACCGCCACCGTGGACATATTCTAACCAATATTCAACATCGTCTTGTAGTTTTTTGTCGCAAACTACCGTGACGGATTTATATCCAACATAATCTTTAAATATTGGACATTTTTTTAATGATTGCGCTTTTATTTTATTATATCCACCAAATAAGTGGTCCGCAACAATCATTCCGTCGTTAACATTGACATAATTGTCGTCAATTTTAACATATCGTCCCCAAACATCTTCTTTTGTTAAAAGACGAGACTTTGTTTTTGAAGGTTCTAAGACTATTGCATTTATAGTCATGAAAACCTCTTTCGTTATTTCTTATTATCTACATTTTATCCGATTTGTAAACAGAAAAATTTATTAAATAAAAAAGGGAGAACTCATAAGAATCCTCCCTTTAATTTATTATTGATTTACAGCTTCTGATTTCTCTTCAGAATCTTCAACGTTGGACATCTTACAAATTCCAGCGTTTATCATTTGAGCTCTGTAGTATTGGAAAATTCTCCATGGCTTTTGGCCAGTTTTTAATTTTCCATCATCTGCAAGCTTCTGAACAAAGGTTTTAAGCTCAGTTTCAGAATACTCACTTACTCCAGATTCAGAAATACCGCTCAAAATTTGGTACACTTGAGGCGTCATTTTCTGATTCTCAAAGTCTGAAGGGATTTCAAAAGAGTAAATTCTTTTAGATTTACTCATAATGACTCCTTTCGTGAATCAGGCCTATACTACAGCCTATTAATCCGTTTGTAAACAGATAAAATGCATTGATTTAATTATTCTTTTAACTCACGGATAGATTGATACTTAATCAAATTGAATCAAAGAACCCTTGTCTCTCCCTGTCAAATCGTCGAGATTCGCTAATAAAACGCAAGGGCGCATTGTTCGAGTGCCGATATAAAAAACGTTTTTTGCCCGTGAATCAAGAGCCACCAGGCCAGGGCCCGGGGGTCCCGGACACGCGCCCGAAAAGTCTTACACCAAGTTGCGTACTCTGGTAGGGGAGGATTTTGCTAACGGATAAAATAAGTATATACATCGGATAAATTAATAAAGTGACACTATAGTAGAAGATAAACAAAAAAAAGTTACTAATGCGACTGTAGAGGCCAATAAATATAATATACCAATAATTAAAATTACTATATATAAGTATATTATGAATTTACTATATGGACTAGTGTTACAAGCATGCATCGTACTGGGAACAAATCACTCATGTAAAAACCCTGTACCTATAAATATATATGAGTCTCATAATGAATGTGCCGTTGAAGGATATTTACACGCAAGAGAATTACATCTAAATGAATTTCCAACTATTCCGCAAAATGCTATGTTATCTGTAAAATTTTGGTGTGAACCTGTTAAAAAACAGACTATATAGTATACAATGCAATGGAAAGTGCGTATAATGACAAGACCGGACTTTACGTCAAATGTACGTATAATGTTTCTAGAAGCTGATTCGTTTGAAGAAGCAAAGAAACAAGTACCGTTAGCAGATAATCAAGCGGCGACGTTTGAAACATTAGAGGAGGATTATGCTAGAAAAAATAAAACTATTAGTCCAACAGTCTCTCAGCTGTTGTCTAAAGAGTAAGTATATGGCAGCTGCTATAGTAGTTGCATTTATATTAGGAGCTATTATATTTTAATGAGTACACAAGGAGCAGGAGGATTCAGACAAGGCGCTGGTAGACCTAAAGGTGCTTTAGGAGAAAAAACTAAAGCTGTTCAAGCTAAACTAGACCAACTAGGTTGCGATCCAATAGAAGCATTAGCAAATATTTCTATGGATAATAGCAATACACCTGAATTAAGATTTCAAGCAAATAAAGAATTAGCACAATATGTTGCACCAAAAAGAAAAGCTGTTGAATTAGACGCAGCAGTCGATGGTGGAATTAATGTTAATCTTGTGAGCTTTGCTAAAGAAGAAGAAAAGTAAATATGGATATTACGGTCCCTTATGATTGGCGACCGCGTGATTACCAAAAGGACCTTTGGAGCTATTTAGAAAAAGGTGGTAAACGTGCAGTAGCTGTCTGGCATAGACGAGCTGGAAAAGATTTATTGTCTATCAATTGGTGTGTCACATCAGCACTAAAAAGAAAAGGTTTATATTGGCATTTACTACCAACATATAACCAAGGAAGAAAAATTGTATGGGATGGTATGACAAAAGATGGAAGAAGCTTTATAGAGCATTTTCCAAAAGATTTATGGGCTGCTGTGAACAACACAGACATGCGACTTGAACTTAAGAATGGTTCCATTTACCAAGTTGTTGGAACAGATAACGTTGACCGCTTGGTGGGATCAAACCCCGTCGGAGTCATCTTCTCAGAATACAGTCTTCAGGATCCGAGGGCCTGGGATCTCGTTCGTCCCATCTTGGCTGAGAATGGAGGATGGGCGGTTTTTATTTACACCGCAAGAGGTCGAAATCACGGATATGACATGTTTAATATGGCTTCTAGAAACGAACGATGGTTTTGTCAAAGATTAACAGTTGATAATACTAACGTTTTAGATTCAAATGCTATAGAAGAAGAACGTGACGCAGGGATGCCTGAAGAGTTAATCCAACAAGAATTTTATTGTAGTTTTGATGCTCCACTCGTTGGTTCATATTATGGTAGCTTAATGGCTAAAGCTTTAGGAGAAGAACGAATAAAGAACATTCCTTACGAGCCTCGGTTAGAGGTTCATACCTCATGGGACCTAGGAATGGGTGATTCTACAGCTATTATTTTCTTTCAACAACACGGTAAGGAATATAGAATCATAGATTACTATGAGAACCAGGGAGAAGGGATACCTCATTATGTTAAGATTATTAGAGAAAAAGATTATGTTTATGGCCGTCATATAGCTCCTCATGATATAAAGGTTAGGGAAATGGGGACTGGTAAATCAAGATTTGAAGTTGCTAGAGACCTAGGATTACGCTTCGATGTTTGTCCGCATGTAATGATTGAGGATGGAATAGAAGCTGCAAGAAGTATAATTCCTAGGTGTTATTTCGATGAAAAACGATGTAGTGTACTAGTCGAGGCTTTGCGGCAATACCGGAAAGATTACGACGAAAAACGTAAAGTGTATAGGGATAAACCTTTACACGACTGGACTAGTCATGCCGCAGATGCATTTAGATACCTTGCATTGGGAACAAGGGATTATAATAAAAATAGGCAAAGTCTCCCAAGCTTTGCTGAAAATGAATATAGTGTATTAGGAGGATAACTATGGGCGGAGCAGTAAAAGCTGTAAAATCTATTTTCAGTCCACCGAAGCCACCACCTCCACCGCCAGTACCGGCTGCACCTTCTTTTGCAGGTGCGTCAGACGCTGGATCGAGTGCGAGAAAACTTGTGAAAAGTAGATATAGTAGAAGAAAAACTATTTTAACAGGCGGGCAAGGTATAGAGGACGAAGCTGAAATAATTAAAAAAACATTATTAGGAGCGTAAATGGATTTAGTAACACGTATTATTTCTAAACAGGAGTCTTTAAAATCATTTAGAACTCCATGGGAAAACCTTTGGCAGGATTGTGCAGAATATGTAAATCCTAATAGAGGAGATTTTTCTACACTTCGTTATAGAGGAAATACAAATCGTTACGAAAAAATTTATGATACAACAGCTCCATTAGCTAATGAACAACTTGCTTCAGGCTTACACGGTTTTTTAACTTCTCCTTCTCAAAGATGGTTTGCTCTTAAAACTTTTGATGATAAAATAAATCAAGAACTTTCTGTTAAAACATGGTTAGATACTGTTACTAATATTTTATATGACAGAGTATTTAATCTTCCTTCAAGTAATTTTAATTCACAATCACATGAACTTTATTTAGATTTAGGTTCATTTGGAACAGGTGTAATGATGGTTCAAGATATTCCGGGATCTGGGATTACATTTAGAACATACCACTTAGCAGATTGTTTCATACAAGAAAATGATAAAGGTTTTGTAGATACATTATATAGAAAATATAAAAGAACAGGAAGACAATTATTAGAAAGATTTGGAGACGCAGTTCCTGAATCAGTAATTAAGATTTCACAAAAAGACCCTTATAGAGAATTTGAAGTAATTCATGCGGTTGAGCCATCAGAAACTTATGGTGAACCTATGAAAAATCCTTCTAAAAAGAATTTCAAGTCATGCTATGTTCTCGTCGAAGAGAAAGCTCTTCTCGAGGAAGGCGGCTTTGATGAGTTTCCATACATGGTTCCACGTTGGCAAAAAGTTGCTGGCGAAATATATGGACGTTCACCTTCAATGACATCCCTCCCTGATATTAAAATGGTGAATCAAATGATGAAAAATATCATTAAGGCCGCTCAAAAAATGACTGATCCACCTTTATTAGTTCCTGATGATGGTTTTATATTACCTGTAAGAACGGTTCCGGGTGGTCTTAATTTTTATAGATCTGGAACTCAGGATCGTATTGAACCATTAGAAACAAGAGGACGTCCTGATATAGGATTAGAAATGGTACAAAATAGAAGAGAACATATTATGGCTGCATTCCATGTTGATTGGATGAAAATGCCAGATCAAAAAAATAATCCTAATATGACAGCTACAGAAGTTATGGCTAGACAAGAAGAGAAAATGAGACTTATGGGTCCAATGATTGGTAGACTTCAAGTTGAATTTCTTGGTCCATTAATTGATAGAGTATTTAGAATCATGTCTAGAATGAAACTTATTCCTCAAGCTCCTGGAATATTAGAAGGAATGGAAATGAAAATTGTTTATACATCTCCTATTGCAAGAGCACAAAAATCAAATCAAATGTTTACTGTTTCTAGATTATTTGAAAGTTTAGCTCCATTATTTCAAGTTAAACCTGAGCTATTAGATAACATGAATACTGATGAAACATTTAGATATTTCCATCATTTATTAGATGCACCACCACAAATAATGAATGAAAAAGAGGAAGTTGAACAAGTTAGACAAGAGAGACAAGAACAGCAACAAGCTCAAATGGAAGCTGAACAAGCTAAGCAAGAAAGCGAAGCAGCAAGAAATGTAGCAGAAGCTGGTAAAGCAAATAGAGAAGGACAGTCAGTTGGCTAAAAAAGTAGGTTTAGAAAAATTACATGAACACTATCAAGCAGTGTTTAATTCTAAAGATGGCAAAATAGTATTAGATCATCTTTGTAAAACAGGATTCGTTTTGGATACAACACATGTTCCAAACGATTCGCACGAAACAGCTCACCGTGAAGGGATGAGACGTATCGTAGTGTCAATACTCAAGTTTCTAGGTAAGAAACCTGAGGACTTTAAAAACATGCTCAATATGGAGGCAACAAATGAGTGACGATAAAACGACTGGGTCCGCAATTACGGGTAGCTCAGATGCTTCTCCAGCGCCGGATGCACAAACAAATAGTGCTCCTGTTGATTGGAAAGCTTCTCTACCTGAAGATTTACGTAATGACCCTTCACTATCTGACATCAAAGATGTTGGTAGTATGGCTAAAAGTTATATAAATGGCCAAAAACTAATTGGGAAGAACAGAATAGCTCTTCCTGACGGTAATGCAACTGATGAAGAAATGAGTTCTTTCTATAGTCAAATAGGAAGACCTGAAAAATCAGATGGTTACAAATTTGGAGAAAGACCAGCTCTTCCAGAAGGATTGGATTATGATGAAGCTTTTGAAAGTCAATTCAGAGATTTATCTTATAAAGCCGGTTTAACTTCAACACAAGCTAAAGCGATATATGATGGTTATCATGACTATATATCTAAAAAAGCTGAACTAGAAGGTACATCTGCATCTGCTCAGAATGAACAATGGGTAAATGAGTTAAAGAAAGACCTTGGTAAAGCTTATGATGAAAGAATAGATTTAGCTACTAGAGCAGTTGATGCTTATGGCGGTGATGATCTAAAAAAATGGCTAGATAGTACAGGCAATGGAAATAATCCGATGTTTGTAAAATTGTTTGCTAAGATTGGGGAAGGTATAGCAGAGGGTAAATCTGATGTAGCTAGTGCTAGATCATTTACAATGACCCCTGATCAAGCGAAACAAGAAATAGCTAGATATAATCGTGATCCTGAATTTATGAAAGCTTATTCTTCTGGAGATCATACAGGGCACCAAGCTGCTGTAGACAGAATGAATAGTTTATATAGATTGGCGTTTCCTGATGAAACTCCGATTCAAGCTTCATAAATAGTTATGTACGAATTTGTCTACTAGTTATATAGTAGATGATGATGGGTAGCTGAAAAGTCCATCCGTCGACTGTACCCACAGACGTAAACAAGGGAGAAAATGTCTAAGGTTATACTTGGGTAGCGTTTTCGATTAATTAATAATGACTAACGGAGGCAAATAGTATGTCAACGCAAATAACAACGGCTTTTGTCAACCAGTACAGAGCTAACGTCGAACACCTTTTACAACAAAAAGGTTCAAGACTTAGACCTTTCGTACGTGTTGAATCACAAAAAGCTGAGTTTGAATACTATGATCGTATAGGATCTGTTGATGCGGTAGAGGTTACTTCTAGACATTCTGACACTCCTCTAATCTCAACTCCTCATGATAGAAGACAAGTATCATTGAGAGATTTTGATTGGGCGGATATGGTGGACAGAACTGATAGAATAAGACTTCTTATCGACCCAGCATCTCCTTACGCGCAAAACGCCGCTTGGGCACTGGGCAGAAAAATGGATGACATCATCCTGGAAGCTGCTTTTGGAACTGCAAAAACTGGTAAGACTGGAAGTGGAAGTCAAGCTTTTGATGCAGCAAGCCAAATCGCTGTGAACTACGTTGAGTCTGGTGGGGCTGCAAATTCTGGCCTAACAATTGGTAAACTTAGAGAAGCTAAAAGATTATTGGACGCGAATGAGACTGATCCTTCAGATCCAAGATTCTGCATAGTTACATCTAAGCAAGTTAATGATTTGTTACAAACAACTGAAGTAACAAG